GAACCGATACTTCATGGGTGACAGGCTCAGGAGTGAGTGGGAAAACAACGGCAACGTTTTCACCGAATCGCCTGAGCTCTCCTGCCAAACTTTTATGGCGCAAAATGGTAGTGAGCGACCATCAAATTTGACTACCGCATCATCAATGACACATAGCAAAACACTTGCAAAAGCAGACACTAGTCTTTCAATGCCGAAGAGCAGGTATTACATAGACTCAAAGACAAAGCAAGGACTTGGATTAGCCCTAGCTGGAATGGATACTAAGCTGAAAGGACAAGCATTCAGCGAATCAGACATCAAGACTATCACTGGATGGAGAAAGGAAGATCAGAAGATTGGAGCAAGAGAAGGAATGTCTAATGTGCCAGAAGTGCCAAATGAGAACGCGGACATGCGGATACAAACGGTCAATTTCATCGACCAAGTAACACCCGCTATGGGTTGTGATCCATATGCACGGACGCCAGAAGATTGGATGGCCTTTGCGCGGGATGAGAAAAAGCATTCGATTGAATCTATTCTCGAACGTCCGTTTCCAATAATGGACGTGTTGTGGAGACAATCGGATCCCCCAGGGTCAGTGTTGTGGAGAGAAAGTTTCCCTGATTTCATTTTCAGTAATTTACTATCTTATACACAGAAGATGGCAAACTTTCAATTCGCTCGCTTTAACCTGGTGATTCGAATGGCGCCCAACGCCATGCAGTTCCACCAAGGGAGGCTTCTCCTGGCTTTTGATCCTCTTCATGAACAACGAGGAGGTAGAGCGGGAAATCTTTCACCTCAGTACTTAACTGGACTGAATCATGTGGAGATCAATCCCAATCAACACAAGCCGGGTATGTTGAAAATACCCTTCGTGGCACCACTGTCACACTACGACCTAACCGCAGGCCAATTCATGCAAGGAGATGTGATTCTGTACGTCTTGAATTCTGCAAAATCGGCTGTGCCGACTCAGGCAATCTCGATTTCACCATCAATTTGGCTGACAGACGTGGAACTCTGTGTTCCCGCCCCTACCCAATTAAACGCACCTGCTATCACAGCGCTTAACTTGGATAGACTTGTCGCTCAATCTGGAGAAGATGTTGAGAAGAAAGAAGCACAGAAGACAGGAACCCTCTCCAGCGCTCTCGAAACCATCAGTGGAGTTGCTGGAGTGGCGGCAGAAGTACCCCTCCTACATGAGGTGGCGAAACCAGTAGAATGGATAACAAAGTTTGGAGCCCACGTGGCACGCTACTTTGGCTATAACAAGCCGAGCTGCTACACTGGGCCCACTACTACGTATCCTGTAACTGGGCAATCCACCGCGCATATGGATGGGATCAGCCAAGCAGTTAGATTAGCTGCGGCTGAGGACAATGAGTTGCCAATGATTAGAGGACTCTTTTCCACAGAAGCTGACGAAATGGACATAGGC